GGCGTAGGCGGCGTAGGCGGCGTAGGCGGCGTAGGCGGCGGCGTCGTCGTAGGCGGCGTTGGCGGCGCCCCTTGTCCCCTCCACCTCACATCTGGCGGCCATATTCTCTAGGGTTATTTTGTGGTTGCCGGGCGCTTTCTCTGCGGCCGCCCTCAAAGCAATCGGGACAATCACTTGAATGGTCATCTTGGCGACTCGCTTGGTAAACTCGACATCATCAAGCGCGCCGGCTGAGCCTAATTGGGCGACGGCGAGGCGGCGCAATCCCTTGGCGCGGGCCTGGTCGCTGGGCCAGCGCAGATCGTTGAGGGCGATTTTGAGTGCCCGGAGCGAAGGGGACACGCAAGACGGTTTATCCCCATGGGGGAGGCCCATCGCGTAGCATACAGCGGCCTCGACACACATCTTGCCTGGTTCGGGCGCCCCTAGGCCCGTAACGAGGCCGGCATCTACGGTTTCAAGGACTTTGCGGGCGATTGATTCGTTAATCTCGGTCATGGTTCATTCTCCAAGATAGTGGTATCCGTAGACCACGCCACCCCAAAGGATGGCGAGACCTAGGGCATAGGTGAGGAGTTCTGCGACGGCCAGACCGATTGTGCGCCAGTCAGGCATGATCAAGACCCTCCAATTGGTCTGGTGAAGTGTCAAGATAGATTCGGACAGCATCCATTTCGGCTAAAAGCCTGTTGATCCTGTCTCGCAATTCCCCTTGATAACAGTCTTGGGTTGCGGGTTTGGCCAGATAGTCCCGAATATCGGCGGCGGCGTCGGAAAGAACATCACTGATCATTGCATTCCTCCAATTGGTTAGGGGCAGGCAAGATCAGTGAATTTAGCGAAGAACATACGCTTGGCTTTCGCGATGTTCTCGGGGGTAGGCTGGTCAAAGTTTGAGGCCGCCACCAGTCGGTCCGCGAAGGGTTGGAAGAGCCCCTCGATGATTTCGGCCACGGGCGCCCCCGTTGATTCGCTCAATTCATCGGCCTCAATCAGCCACGCCTCATGGTCCATGGTTTTGAGCGCGCTGATCATAATGGCATTAAACGTGTTTTCGTTGATCTTAAGCCCCATGATGTTCCTCCAATTGGTTAGCCAGTTTCTTGGCTTGGTCTACGGTCAGTAACCATGGCAGGGTCCCGCCTCCGGGTTCATCAAGGAGGGTGCGGAGGAGCTCCCACGACTCCCCATCACTTACCGAGACAAGGATTAGGCTATGGTGGGGGACAAAATGGATTGTCACGGTCAATAATCCTGGAAGGCGTCGCGGAGCTTGGCGAGGTTGGTTTCACTCAAGCCATTGCGGAGCTTCAAGGCAATCTCAAGGCACTCCCGATAAACCGCTTCACCCTTGCGGCTGTCAGGATCATAACCCAGATCGCCGGCCCAATCCTCATAGGTTGAATAGTCGAGCACGCTTGAGTCGCTGACAAGGGAGTAGAGCACGTCAACGGGGTCGGGCTTGATGGTCTCTCCACTTGGTTTGAATTTGCTGGAACCAAACCAGAGAGGGGTAGCGCGTTTCCCGTTCTCAACCTCGAAATTGATCGCGGCCTCATAGTCAGCGGTCCGGCGCGCGTTGTGTTTGTAGCTCGGGCAATGGGCCTCGCCCGCGCTATAGTTGGTTGTGAGGATGTCACGGCCGTTCTTGAGGGTCACCTTCCAGTTGAGGGAACGCCACGGCTTTTGGCCCTTCTCGGGGTTGGCGTGGCGCGACTTGGAGAACGGCACAAAGACGGATTCGACGGTCAGGCCCATCTCGGTCATGAGATTGGCGATTTCCTGCTTTTCCATGTTACCCTCCATAGATCGCGGCGAGGAACCAGAACCCCGCGACGATTGTTGCGATGCCGGTTAAGAACGCGACGGCCTCGGCGGCCAAGATCAGGGCATTGGTCATGGTCCTGCACTCCTTGATTGATTGACGCCTATTACCCTATCACATCCCGAGCTCATGTGTCACGCAATGTAGGAATACCAGCTATGCACAATGAGCGTAGCAAGGGGCAACGGGGTATGGTAGGATGCAAGCCTCAACCAATGGAGGCGGATATGGCAAAACGTAGGTTTCTTGAGATCGGCACAATCAGTGAGGGCACGCTGCGCCCCCAAGACTTGATCGCGGCGTTTTCCGATGCGCTCCACTCGGTAATCGACCTAGACCCGGCCCACGCAAAGCTGGTCGCGGATTGCGGCCAATGGGGCGACGATGATCCGTCAGATGAAGATGACCTAGGTATTCTCTCCGACTTGGTTGATGAGCTATCCGAGGCGCTAGGGTCCTATTGTCCACCCTACACCTATTTCGGCACGCTCGACGGCGACGGCGCGTGCTTTGGAGTGTGGCCGTCCATCAACCAGATGGAAGAGGATGCGCTCTTTGAGGATGGGCTGGTCAAGGTCAACGACTCCTCGGAAATCCCTCCAGACTATACCGGGACGGTCATGCTTGTCACCGATCATGGGAACATCACTTGTGCCGAGGCTAAGGACGGCGAGATCGTCGAGACCTATTGGTCCGTTGTGTAGACTCCGCATTGAATTCGGATAATGGAGGGTGAGGCAATGGACTGGGAATCGATCCTACACGCATGGCTGCTAGGCACAGCATTCTGGTGGACTGCCATATGGCTCTATACCAAGGTGAGCCGACGCTACAGGGATTAACACATCATTGAGATGTGTTTAGACTGTCGTCTGCCGATGACATTGCAGGATGTCGTCGATAGGTGACAATCTATTATGCACTGCACTAGTGTGCAGGGTAGAGTGTGCTGAGGGTGTGCGGGGCTGAGACTACCCTACGGTAGCAGCGCCGGCATCTCTCTCCCCACCCCCCCCGGCGCACCTGGTCCTGCAGTGCGAAAACGGCTGTACCTAGCCCCTATTGTGGGCGGATACCGCCCATTTACCATATTGGACATTATGCGACTCTGCCCACGGTACACAGACACCGCACATAATGAGAACAAAGCACGAACATCAGGGCCGGCCTTTGGTGAAGGCGGGGGGGTCTAGGGCGCGGCCATGGCCATATAATCAGGCCCGCGCTTGACAAGCTGCACCTGCTGTATTAAAAAACCCTATGGAACTCGGCGCACCAACCCATTGAAAGGGGGTAGTTATGGCAGTTAAGAAGAATGCTAAGTCGTTGGAATCAAAGGCACCATCCCTCAAGAAGGTGCTTGCCGAGATGGGGGTGGAAAGAGAAGTAGGGATAGTAAGGTACACGGATAGTTTCAAGCTAGGATCGTTGATAGACCTGCTTATGTCTGAAGGGCTTGACGCGCACACGATTGGGGACATTGTGCAGATATACACGGACGCCAAGCACAACCTATAGGTTGCATTTCTGGTGGCTGCATGACGAAAACACCGGGGAAACAGCAACCTAGAATAGAAAAACCCTAAAATCCTGATGCATCATCTTGGGGGTTGTATGGAATCGAGGCGTATTCAGGCGGTTGTACGGAAGGATGACGACCGGGGCACGGTGGTCATGCACGTCTATGAGAATGACGGGTGGCCGACGCGGACTTATGAGTTTGACCTAGGGGAATGGTCGAGGCTGGTTGCGACGAAGAACGTAACGGGGCTGGTGTGGGCGTAAGGGACTTCGTTCGGGAGACCTTGAGGGAGCACAGGAAGCTCCGGTTCGAGGACTTGTGGTACTTGGCCCGGAAGGGTAGTATAGGGGTCACGGAGGGTAGTTTGAGGGTGATTTGTTCGAGGATGAAGAAGAGTGGCGAGTTGGTGAATGAGGGGAAGCCTGGGGCGCCGGGGGAATGGCGACTCAGGAGGCAGTATTCCCCGGATAGGGATGGAGTGCCGGTACCTAGGAAGATACCGGAGCGCGAAGCGCCATGAAACTATATGTTAAGATCAGCGAGCTTAGCCGGTATCTGAAGTTGAGGATACCGGCTGACAAGTTTGAGAGAGCGAACGCGGTTGAGATACCGCAGGAGCTTGTGGACGAGTGGGTTAGGGCGGATCAGGCGATCAAGGACGCTCAGGACCACTTGTATGCCTATCTGGATGGGCATAAGATCAGGGTGGAGGTCAGTGGCGGCCACTGACTCCGGTTTGAGGACAAACACGGTTGTAGCGGGGCATGATGTCGAAGGAAATTGAAGCCTATGTCGTTGATACGAATGGGTCTTATGAGCTTAAGCGGTCCATTGACGAGATGGACTGGCCCCATTCGAGGAAGATCGTGACGTCAGAGGAGTTTCTGGCCCTTGCGAACAGGACCCATGAGGGGTTCATGGCGATGCAGCGGGCTTTGAGGAAGCTGTATGACCACGACCCGGCCACGGAAATCGTGAAAAAGGCTTACGGGTTGTGAAAAACGCTTATAATGCTTCCTGATTGGGACTATCTGGAGCATCTAGCGAGGGGCAAGAGGTTGCCCCGCGCGGCGTTTATGGTATTATCCATCCTTCTGGGTCTTGGGCTAATCCTGGGGGTTGTATGGTTAGTGTAAACGACATCAGGGCGGCTGTTGTTGAGTTCTATGGAGTGGACGAGGTTGACTTTTATACCGAGCGGCGGGCCGGGGCTCTTCGCGAGGCGAGGCAAATAGCCTACTGGCTGGCCAGGGAGTATACGAAACTGAGCTATCCGGCGTTAGGCCGGATATTTTGCCGGGATCATACCACGGTTCTATACGGGGTAAGGCAGGTTGACAGGAGGCGGCAGAGCGAGCCGAGGACATACGCGGCGATTCAAGAACTGAGGAGACGGTTAGATGCCAAGCATCATCGTGGAGGTCGTCTACACGACGGCGATGACCCCCGAGCAAGTGGTGAATGAGCTTGATGATGTACGGCACAGGATTCGTGGCGGCAACTTCAAGTTCGACCAAAAGACCCGGAAGGACCTTGTGGACAACGTACAGTTGTTCGTGGACACCGTTGACTTCCTTGGATGCATGGTGAAATTGGATGATGGAACAATCGTTGGAAAACCTCGTGAGTTCGTGGCAGACGAGACCGTGGGGGAGCTTTCAGTTAATGAGGGTAGCACCTAGTTACTGGGTGAAGACCCTTGTTGTAGAGCCAAAACAAGCCCTTAGCTTGCAGAGGCACAGGGGGAGGACCGAACAGTGGGTGGTGGTTAAGGGTACCGCCTTTGTCTCCCTCGACAATAAGAACCGTGTCCTGGATGTAGGGGATTCCATCTACATCCCCAAGAACACGGACCACCGCCTGATCAACCTTGGGGATGAGGTCCTTGAGGTGATCGAGGTGGCCATTGGAGAGTGTGATGAGGAAGATATTGTACGTCTCGACGACCAATACGGACGAGTCGTGGGATCGTGAGTTGGAGTTCAACAAGGTGACGGTCTATGAGGCTATTGAGCCTGAAAAGACCGGGCTTCTAGACGCTCAAGGGAATCCTCTGATCCGGCAAAAGGCAAAGCTAGGCTTCGATCTTGGCTGATTTCGAGATACCGTATAAGCCTCAGGCTAGACAGAAGCTCCTCCACAAGACCAAGGCACGCCAAATCCTCTACGGAGGGGCGGCGGGTGGGGGAAAGTCCCAGAGCATCCGTTGGGATGCCATCATGTTCTGTTTGCAGAATCCTGGTTGTCAGGCGTACCTGTTCCGCAAGACTCTTCCCGAGTTGGAAGACAACCACATCAAGAAGATGCGGGCGGAGGTTCCAGACGGGCCGATTGGGTCGTATAACCACTCCCGCAAGACCTTCGACTTCAGTAACGGCTCCGCCCTCGTCTTCTGCTATTGCGATCGGGACGACGACGTACACAGGTATCTGGGTGCTGAGATGCACTGGGTGGGTATCGATGAAGCAGCCCGCTTCACCGAATACCAGATTTCATACCTCAAAACCAGAAACCGTTTAGGTTCCTGGGTTCCTGACAGGGATAAGGAGCTTCTTCCAAGGTTCGTGATGGCCACCAACCCTGGTGGGCCTGCACACACCTATTTGAAGCAGATATTCCTGGATCAGGTTCCCCCGGAAACCCTGTTCTACGACGATACGATGAAAAGCCCCTCGGACAAGAACGACCAGGGGTGGCTCTCCATCTTCATCCCCGCGAAGATGGCGGATAATAGATACCTCGATACAGGATATGCGGGGTCCTTTGGGGCTCTAACCCCGGAATTAGCAAAGGCCCTAAGAGATGGGGACTGGGATGCCGTCGTCGGTCAAGCCTTGCATACTCTCTCTCGGGACCGACACCAGTTGCGTAGATTTGATCCTCCAAAACACTGGACCCGGTTCATGGTCATGGACTGGGGTACTGCCAGTCCCTTCTCCATTGGATGGTTTACGGTCAGTGAAGGTGCGATTCTTGCAGGACGGGAGTTGTGGCCTGAGAGGTGGCTTCCCCCTGGAGCCCTTATCATGTACGACGAATGGTATGGGTGGAACGGGCGTGCTAACCAGGGGCTTAGGCTCGCCCCGCAACAAGTAGCTCGTGGCATCATTGACAGAGAACAAATGAGGAACGACGCGATTGACTATAGGATCGCGGACTCCGAATGTTGGGCAATGAAATCAGGGCCTTCCGTGGTAGAATGGATGGCTCAGGAAGACGCTAGATTGATCTTCAGGAGATCGGAGAAGGACCGGAAAAGGAACTACATGGAGGTCCTTGCTAGATTGGCGGGGAATCCACGGGTGATGGATGACGGGCAGGTCATGGATGACCCCATGTTGTTCGTCACGGAGAACTGTACCCATTTCTGGCGTACCGTCCCCCCCCTCGTGTTGGACGAGGTGGACCACGAAAAAGGGCCGGATACCAAGCAAGAAGACCATTGTCTGATTGGCTCCACGAAGGTCTATACCCCAGAGGGCCAGACAGAGCTTGCAAAATTGCCTAAAACTGGGAAAATCCTTACACATCATGGGTTTATGCCGTATATCAATCTAGGCATGACTCAGGAGAATGCGGAGATTTACAGGCTGGAATTGGAGGACGGTCAAGTCATCGAGGGGACTGGCGGCCATCCGGTATTGTGCGCCGACCTAAGGTATCGAAGGATTGACGAGTTGGCTTATAACGACTATATCCTATGCGCCAACCCTAAGGAGGCGTCATGGGGCAAGTCTTCCTCGGCAAGACCTACTGGAAGTGCGGAGAATACTACCAGCGAAAAGGCGTTAGATTGCACCGAGTCGTATGGGAACACCACAACGGGCCAATCCCTGAGGGTTTCCATTGCCATCACAAGGATGGCGACAAGTCTAACAACGCAATCGAAAACCTGGAGCTTCTTCCAGCCTCCGTTCATCTCAGGAATCACACTAGAGAACCGGACCGCATTGCTTACGCCAAATGGCATATGGAAACAAGAATGCGGCCTAAAGCCTCTGAGTGGCACAGGTCAGAGCAAGGACGAGAGTGGCACCGGCAGCAATTCAGAAAGATTGCCGCTCTTGGGCCGCGTTTTGAATGTGTTTGTCAGGAATGTGGCAAGTCTTTTCTCGCCAGACGGAGAGTTGTCAAAAGATGCTCCGGCACTTGTGAGCAGCGCGCTTTCCGCCGTAGGAATCCGGGGTATTACACGGACCTCAAGAAAAGAAAACGTCTACAACATCCACGTCCCTGACATCCATTGCTTCATTGTGGGGGGTGGGGCCATCGTCCATAATTGCTACGATCAAGTGGCGTACGCATGTAGGTCCAGGCCGTATATTTCTACTCCCGAAGATAGATATAGGGCTTCCGTTGGTGACGAGGCTGATAAAGCAAGGGGCAAGATTGCCGATCCGTATGCGACTTAGAAAGGGACATTGTGATCATTAAGCCCACATTTTACACGACCGGTCATATCCCCGGAGACCCTGGACATTCCGATGTTATCGCCCAGTCCTTCTGTGCGGGGAGTGGAGCCCGTATCAAGCCGACAGGCCAGTTGCACCCCGGCCCAGCCATCGTGCATGGAATCCTGAGGGGGTGTGGCGACATCATCAAGACCTGTGAGTGGGTTGACCGGACCTACTACCATATCGACCATGGTTACATGAAACGCGGGTACTATGATGGGTACTTCCGGGTTTCCAAGAACGGCCTACAGGCCGATTGGTGGTCGGATGAGAACGCGGAGAAGTACCCCGGCGACCGCTTCCGCAGCATGGGGGTCAAGCCGGCCCCATGGAAGAGGACAGGTTCCTCCATCGTCTTCGCCCCGATTGCAACCGCAGTCGCGAACCTCCGGGGGATCGATCCGGGGGCGTGGAATCGGGCAGTACGGGACGAGATCAGGATTTGGACGGATAGGCCGGTCGTGGTAAAAGAGAAGCAGTCTGACATCCCCATTGAGGAGGCGTTGAAAGATGCTTGGTGTCTTGTTACTTATTCTTCCAATACCGCTATTGATGCTATCCTGGCTGGCATTCCTACCGTTGTCCTTGGGCCTAGTGCTGCTGAGCCTGTTGGGTGGGGTCTTTCTGATATCGAGATACCTCATTATCCAGATATCCAACCTTGGCTCAATTGGCTGGCGTACCAGCAATGGACGCTTGAGGAAATGAAACGAGGGGAATGTTGGGCGTATGTGAAGGGGTTGTGAGATGATGAACATGGCTCAAAAACTTGTCGGGAGGCTGTCGTGAAGCGCGACTTAGCTGACCAATATCGAGAGCTTATGTTAAAGGGTGCCTTCAGCGGCCTGACAACCCTTATCTTCGCCAACTACATCCACGATATGGTGAAGAGGCATGGCGTCAAGACCCTACTGGACTATGGGTGCGGTCAGGGCGTTCAGTATGGGAAGGATATGGACCTCGCGGAGAAATGGGGCGTAGACGTTACGAAATACGACCCTGCTGTCCCGGAATATGACAAGGTTCCGGACTCCATGTTCGATATGGTAGTCTGCGTTGATGTTCTTGAGCACATCCCGGAGGAAGAACTCAAGGGCGTAATCGAGGAGATTTTCTCCAAGGCCAAAAAGTGTGTGTTTTTCACGGTCTGCCCAAGGGCAGCCAAGAAAACACTACCAGACGGGCGTAATTGCCATTTGACAATCCGGCCTCTTATCTGGTGGGAGCATCTGATCAAGGAGATTGCTCCGCCTCATATTGATTACGAGGTCATGAAAAACGACTAGAGGACCATGACAGAAGATAGCCCGCTACCAATTTATGTTGGCTTTGACCATCGAGAGAAAGAAGCCTACGACGTTTGCACAAAGAGTATTTCCAAGAGGGCGAGCATTCCGTATGTGATCCACCCCCTTGATCTTCACATTCTAAGGGACAAGGGCCACTACTGGCGAGCGGAACGAAGAGACGGGAATCAAAGATATGACATGGTTGACGGCAAGCCGTTCTCGACTGATTTCTCGTTCAGTCGTTTTCTCGTTCCTTATCTTTGTGGCTATCGAGGTTGGGCAGTCTTTATGGACTGCGATTTCCTGGTCCTGGAAGACATCGCGGAACTCCTCGCGCTAAAAGACGACAAGTACGCGGTGCAGGTTGTCAAGCACCGCTTCACGCCCGCCATCTCCTACAAGATGGATGGGCAGTGGCAGATGCCCTACCCCCGTAAAAATTGGTCCTCCCTGATCCTGTGGAACTGTTCCCACGGGGCCAATCAGGTATTGACCAGGGAAGTAGTGAACAGCCAGACGGGCTCGTGGCTCCACGGGTTCTCGTGGCTGGAAAACGAGCAGATTGGTCCTCTGCCCGAGGCGTGGAACTGGCTGGTGGGGCACTCAAAGCCTAAGGCATTACATTTTACCAATGGTGTCCCCAATTTCCCTGGATATGAAATGGGGGAATTTGCTCAGGAGTGGCACAGGGAGTATTGGAGGGGGAAAGATGCCGGCAAAACATCAGACAGGTAGCCACTGGCTGCCGATCCTGTTGTGGGCCGGCTTCTCTGCGGGGATTACGGCTCTAATCATCACGGTAACGCTGTGAAGCGGGTGGCCCTGACGACCTTCTCGAAGGAGGGGTACGAGCTATACGGCCGGCGCTTCGTCGAGTCCTTCAACACCTATTGGAACATCCCCCTTATGGTGTTCTACCGTGGTGATCCGCTGGATGACAAGAACCAGTGGGTCGATATGCGGAAGGACGGGGAATACATGGAGTTCCTCGAACAGTACGACGGGGACTCGGTTGCCAACGGGGTCAGGGACCGCAAGTTGGACTACCGTTATCAAGCGGTGAAGTTCTGTCACAAGGTCTTTGCCCAGACGAGCAAGGAAAGGCCGGAATGTGATCAATGGATTTGGGTTGATGCGGATGTGGAGACTTATAGACCTGTTGACCGCATCTTCTATTCGGAGGCGTGCCCTAAGAGGGTGATCGCCAGTTATTTGGGGCGCAAGGACTGGCACCATTCAGAGTGCGGGTTCATGTGCTACAACCTCCCGGAGGCCGAAAGGTTCCTTCAAGAACTCCGTAGAACGTATGTGTCAGGGGAAATCTTCACCCTCCGGGAGTGGCATGACAGCTTTGTGTGGGACGTGGTCAGGTCCTCCATGGGCTCAAATTTTTTTAACCTCTCGGAGAACATATCGGGAACCGATGTTTGGCCCGAGACGATATTGGGAGACTACATGACCCATCAGAAAGGCCCGAGGAAGAAGACCGAGGTCTATGGAGGGACGCTGTGAGGCGTCTATTCATCTCCGGTGGCTTCGACCCTCTCCACGTTGGGCATCTGTCTCTATTCCGCGAGTCCGCCAAGGGCTACGGGGAGGTATGGGCCGTCTTGAACACGGATGAGTGGCTGATTCGGAAGAAGGGTTACTTCCTCATGCCCTGGGAGCACCGGGCGGAGATTTTGAAGGCCATCAAGTATGTGGACGTGGTGGTAAAGGCCAAGGACGACGATGGGACTGTAGTGGAGACGATCAAGGAATACGCCCAGAAGGATGATTGGTTCATCAAAGGGGGGGATCGCACACACCTGAACACCCCGGAGATGAATGTTTGCGAGGAACTGGGGATGAAGGTCCTTTTTGGGTGGGGGGACCATAAGCTCAAAGACATTCACTCAAGCGATATAGTAAAGAAGGTTGTTAATGAATCGGTATAGCCAGCTTAATACCCTGATTGAGAGCGTCAAACCGACAACGATTGTCGAGGTTGGGACGTGGAACGGCCTAAGAGCCCTCGATATGTGCCAGACGGCACTCAAGCATAACCCGAATGTCCATTACATCGGCTTCGACCTGTTCGAGACAGGGACCCCGGAGATTGACTCGGCGGAATTGAACGCCAAGAAGCGCGTTTCCATGGAGCAGGTTGTAAAGACCTTGGAAGGCCATGGCTTCAGCTTCGAACTACACGAGGGGAACAGCAAGGAAACTCTCCCCAAGGTCAAGATTCCCGATGATGCCTTCGTGTTCATCGATGGGGGCCATTCCGTCGAGACGATCAAGAGCGACTATGACCTTCTGAAGCATTGCAAGACCGTCGTCCTGGATGACTGGTATCAGAAGGACGAGAGCGGTAACTGCGTTGACACCAAGCTGTACGGGTGCAACACGGTCATCCACGGGGAAGAGTTCTTGATCATGCCGGCCACCGATCCAGTGAGGGAGGGTGGTCTAGTCAGGATGGCTGTGAAGCCGCCTCAGGCGTGGCCTGGTAAGATGAAGATTCAGGTGCAGACCCGCAATTGCGTGCCTGAGAAGAACATCCAGGCCAATGTAAAGTACAACGTCCAGTTTTTTGAGAAATATCTGGAGGAATGTGAGCCGCATGACGCAACGGCCGTCATCGTTTCAGGCGGGCCATCGAGGCTGGACTTTCTTGAGGAAGTTAAGGAGATCGCGGGAAAAGAGGGGCACTACATCTTCTGTGTCAAAACCTCACATGATTGGCTTATCAAGGAAGGAATCATCCCGTGGGCCTGTCTCTTGCTCGACCCCCGGCCTCACGTTCTTGATTTTATCGAGACACCCCACAAGGACATCCGATACATAACGGCTTCCATGGTCCATCCTGTAACGATGGACAGGCTGGTGGAGGCCAAGGCCCAGATTTGGGGCTACCACGCCTTCGTGGGTGCCGGGGAGGCCAAGGCGGTCCAGAAGGAGCTTGGGGACGCGATGATGATTTCCGGGGGCTCTACAGCGGCCTCCCGAGGTATGTCCGTTCTCCACTCCATTGGGTTCCGCAAGTTCATCCTGATCGGCTTCGACTCGTCCTACAAGGAGAAGCCTACGAAGGAGGAAACACACGGGCTCAAGAAGAAGGACCCGATTATGGTGGACTGCGAGGGCCGGCAGTTCTGGACTGACTTAGAGCTTCTGGCCCAGGCTCAGGACTTCGAGAAGCTGATCAAGCTAGGCAAGGACATTCATGTCGAGGTTAGGGGTGACGGACTCATCCCCCACCTGTTCAGGGTGAAACACAAGAAGCGTAAAGAGTTTACAGAACTATTTAATGGCTGACATTCCGGCTCTCGTACAACAACTTCTCGACCAGAACGCTTATCAACATCCAGAACTAATCAACCTTGTCCCCTACATTACGGAGGGAGAGGCTTCTAGCATTGCCAACGACGTTCTGGACTCCTGTCAGGAGGATGAAGACAGTCGTTCCGAGTGGATGAAGATGCACACGGAATGGCTCAACCTCTACTTCCAGAGGGACGATCCTGTAAACCCCCCGTGGGATGGGTCATCCAACGAGTCTATTCCGCAGTTGGCGGAAGCCTGTAACCAGTTCCACTCCCGAGCCTATAAGCAGATGTTCCCCTCGCGGAACATCATCCAGGCTGTTCCTGTAGGCAACCCTGATCCTTCCTCGAAGGAACGGGCGGAACGGGTCAAGAAGCATATGTCTTGGCAGTTGATGGCTCGGGACAAGGACTATGTAGAAAACAAGGATTCCTTACTTCTCTCTCTCCCCTTACACGGCTCCTTCTTCACCAAGACCTACTACGATCCGGTCAAGAAGAAGAACGTCGTTAAGAATGTCCGTGCTGTAGACCTAATCATCCCTTATGGGACGGGACCTCGGAGCCTCGAAGACATTGACCGGAGGACCGAGGTTATCTGGCTGCCGGAGAACAGAACCAAGATTCTGGCGGCCAAGGGGTATCTGACTCAACCCGCCGTCCCGGTATCCTTTGTCCAAGCCAATGAGATGGACCAGGCCCACGACAAGGCCATGGGCCTCCAGGACACCCCGTTTGGCAAAAGCAAGCATTGCAAGATTCTGGAGCAGCACACCGTCATTGACTTGGATCAAGACGGTATCGGAGAGCCGTACATCGCGACGGTGGACACGGAATCCCGTAAGCTCCTGAGACTGTCTATCCGGTGGGACACGGACGAGGCCGGCTTCCCCACGGACGATATGGCTCCGGTGGAGTATTACACCCACTACCAGTTCCTCAAGAATCCTGACGGGTTCTATGGTCTTGGGTATGGGCACCTGATTGGCAAGCTCAACACCGCGATCAACAAGCTGACCCGCCAGACTGTGGACGCAGGCACTCTTGCAAATGCTGGGAACAGCTCCGGCTTCGTATCTTCCGCCCTGAACATCAAGGGTGGCGAGTTGAAGATGGCTCTGGGCAAGTTCCAGAAAATCTCCAACTCCATGGAAGACATCAACAAGGGTCTGTTCCAGTTCAAGTTCCCCGGACCCTCTCCGGTATTGCCTGAGATCATGCAGCTTCTCCTTGCTCGTGCTGACCGCCTGTCATTCGTGACGGACGCGGCGACGGGGCAGACCGAGAAGGTGATGCAGCCTACGACCATCCTTGCTCTCCTGGAGCAGACGGGTGGTTCCTACTCGTCCCTCTTTGGCCGCGTCGTCAACTCCTGGTCCAATGAGTTAGCTAAGGTCTTCCGGCTGAACCGGAAGTATATGGACCCGCACGAGTATTTCACCGTCCTTGACGTGGATGGGCAGCTTCAGAGGGAGGGCGCCTCCCGGATGGACTATGAGGAAGACCTACAGGTCATCCCCATTGCCGATCCTGAGGCCATTACGAAGCGGGAGAAGCTGGCACAGGCGGAAGCCGAGTGGCAGCACCTTGCCCAGAATCCGATTGTCCTCCAGAGCCCCATGCACCTCAGGAACGCCTCTCGTAGGTATCTTGAGGCTATCGGGGCGCAGAACATTGACGAGGTTCTGCCGAAGATCGAGCCGCCGATGCGTGTGGATGATCCGGCGCAGGAGAACATGATGGCAATTATGCCGGGTGTTCCGATGCCGCCTGTTCTTCCTGACCAGGACCACCTCATGCACATGCAGTCGCATGAGGCGATCATGAGTGATCCGGCCTACATGCACAGGCTGTCCCCTGAAGCCATCTCCAAATTGAAGAGTCACAATGAGACGCACCTTGCGTTCCTTTACGGAATGGTCGGAGCAGTCCAACCCGGTGTTGGAGGCCCCGTCCAGGGCGGACCTATGGGAATGGGTCAAGAGGCCGGAGGGCCAATGGCTCTTTCGGGCGCTCCTGGAGCGGTTCCACCCGGAAACGGAGTGGCAGCAGGCGCCACAATGGGACCACCTGAACCGTCTCAAGGGCCAACAGGAAGTCCTTCAATGGGTAGAGGACCAACTTAACGAGCCATGAGCTTCTTCAGTAATCTTTTCGGGAGCAGTTTTGGTGGGGGGTTCGGCGGGGGCTTTACTGGTGGCTCATCCATTCTCCCCCTCATCGCCACGGGTCTGACGGCGGCTACCAGCCTCTATAGTGCCCTTCAGGGTAATGAGAAGGTGAAGCAACCTAGCTTCACAACTCCATCTCCGATAGAGGGACCAAAAGGTCCGGCGCCAGACCCTACCTCATTCAAGCGCCCTACCTCGGTGGTCAACAGGCCCCAATTCCTCAGTTCTGGCCTTGGGCTAACCCCCATCCAGGAAGCCTCTGAAATCGCTACTGGGGCCACGCAGGGGGAGTCTAAATACAGGTCGCCCGAGGCCATTGATAGGTATAAGTATTTGACCTTGAATAGATTTATCAAAGACGACGGGTCACTGGCTGGGTATGATGAAATTCTCCCGACAGAGCTTGATTTTGTCAAGAGAATCATGGGCAAGGAAATTCGGTCAAATGATACGCGCGGTTTTCTAGGCGCGCTTACGAGGACATGACATGCCTACGAATGTGAACAGCTTCAATCGCCCGCGTACACCTCCTAGGGGGAGCCAAGCTACCGCAGTAGGCGGGGCGGGGTATGTCAATCACAACATGGGGCAAGGCCCTGGTTCCTTCGGCCCCTTTGAGGGGATTTCTAGTGGGGATTTCTGGTCCCCCATCAACCTAAGTATGGCGTCTTCCATGTTCCCCGGCGTCATGGGGCAGGTTGCGCCCTACGCCTCCCATCTCCTTGGGGGCAGCAACGTCATGGGGTCTCAGGCAGACCCGACGAATAGCGATAGGGGGTATGGTGCCTCTATCTATAACGCATTGGCAGGCGGCCTCTCACAGAGAACAGGAATCGCGGCTGAACACGCCGGTATTAGCCCCGGATTCAACCCCTCTGGTTTCCGCGCTCCGGGTGGGTATGCCGTGGGCACCCCTGGGAATATAGGCGGAAATTACATGGTCCCAGCCGGGGGCGCCATCCCTAATAACTTTTTTGACGGCCCCCCTCCTGTCCCCCAGGGGAAACAAGCCTCACCTCAGGCTAATATCACACCAAATAAGAAATACAAAAGACCAGCAGAGATGAGGATTCCCGGAGGGTTTTCTTATCTGAGTGAGACAATGCATCCCCTTCAAAGGGAGGCTGCGGTGGCGACGTTTGACGGGCCGTTTGACTACCATGACAGTCTCTTTGGCAGGCGGCTTATCAATGAGCAGGGGGGGATAAACATGGATACCGAGGTTCTCCCTACCCAGTGGGAATACTTCAAAAGGCGTGGGTTAAACGTCGGCAACAACGAACTGACGAAGTTGGCCGATCTACTCTACACATAGGTGGTGAATGCTAAAGCCTCTTTTTGCGCGCGTACTGCTTAAGCGAGAGACGTTGAAGAAGGTAGGGAGCATCCTGGTTCCCGAGGAAAGTCAGAAGCGCCATGCATCCATGAAATGCAAGGTGGTGGCCGTTGGGCCGGCTTGTGACAAGTCCATCGAACCGGGGATGACCGCAATCGTGGGCCAATACGCAGGTGCTTGGCTCGACGAGGACGGTAAGGCGGTTCCTGATGGGGACTGGTTTATCGCGGCTGACGAGGACCTGCTAGCAATCGTGGTGGATGATGAACGAAGAGCAAGCCCCTGAGGTAACTCAGGAGGCAGAGAGCGCGGCTCCTAGCGCGGAACAGCAGACAGAGGAGAAACCTGGTAGTAAATTCGTTGAAATCAACGACCCGGAAGTCAAGGCTAGGTTTGATAAGGTATATGGTCAGTTAAAGTTCCAGCAGAGAGTCAATGAGGAGCTGGTAGGTACTACCCGAGCCCTCAAGGAAAAGCTGGAACAGTTCGAGGCTAAGACCACCCAGAAAGAGACGGCGGACAACAAGGCGGTCATCAAGGCCGCCCTCGCCAAGGCTCACGAGGATGGTAACTACCGGGCGGTAGCGGAGCTTACAGAGCGTCTAGTCACTCTGGAAGCCCCCAAGGCTAAGGAGCCTGAGAGGCCCGTCCATCAGCCTCAGAACGAGATGAGCCAGCAAGAACTGGCGCAATTCAATAATTGGCTGACGGAACTGGATGAGACGGGGAACATCAAGCGTCCCTGGGCTCTTGCCCATCACCCCCAGTACGAATCAGCCGTTGAGATTACAAACCGTATCCTTGCGGACCCGTCCATCTCAATGAACGGGATGCAAGCGGTTCTATCCGCCCTGGATAAGGAAATGGGCTCACGGCGCTCCAAGCCTGCAACGGCTCCGGTCCTTGACGGGGCTGGAGGTAAACCGCGTCAGGCCAAGGCGTTGACCCCAGAACAACAGTATGTAGCCCGCAAGATGGGGCTTACGGATAAGCAATATCTGGAGAATTTGTAACATGGATGAAGTCAAGAAGGGCAAGCCTACTTGGCGCCCAGCAAGGCGGCTGGATGTCAATGATAAGGACCCGAATTTCTCGTACCGATGGCTAGACAGTCGCGACCCCGGCAATATCGAGAAGAAACAGGCCGAGGGTTGGCAGGTTGTCTCCAAGCTAACCAGCGACAAGAGCGTACCAGCAGACGGCACTACCGCACCTACTACCCTTCTGGGAGTTCGGGAACTCACCCTTGGGAGAATGCCCAAGGAAATGGCAGAGGCCCGTAATGCTTATTTCCAGAAGGACACCGCTGAACGTACCAAGGCCCTCGGAGGCAAGTTGAGGAGCGACCTCAATAACCGGGGCGGTGCAACGGCGGAATCCTACGGAAAAATCGTCATCGAGTAACAGTCCGGTACTCAAGAGACTACCGGCTTTTAAGGAACTTAAATGTCGACCAATAACCCCCATGGGTTTACGGAACACCGCCATCTCGGCGGGTCCGTGTGCCCGGCTACCCGGTGGTATAAGGTCAAGGCGGATGGTGCATCTGGTTCGCACCAGAAGTTCCCCGGTGATCCGGTTGTTCTGGTCAGCGGTAACAGTGTCGCGCGTATCGCCGTCGCTGCTACCGCTGCCGCTCTTCCGGTCGTCGGGGTCATCCGCGCTTGCTTTAACTCCGATAAGCGTCCACTGACCTTCAACCAGCCCAACACGGGTGGCGGGTTCATCCCGGCCTCCACGGCTGGCTTCGTCGAGGTCAATGTGGACCCGTTCCAGACCTACCTCGTCAACACGGACGCGACCGTCGTGTCCACCTTGATTGGTCAGTACGCGGATGTGACGGCGAATACCCCGTCTACTGCGGCCGGTCGGTCGGGCTTCAGCATCGAGGTTGCGACGGGCGTGAATACGGCTGCGAACACGGCACCCTTCCAGATCATCTCCATCGGAGACGACAACCTGGACGGCATCACTGGTGGTGAGAGCAACCAGAATGTCGAGGTCCGTATCATGCAGCACGCCTTCCTCAACTTCAACAAAGCCCGGTAAGGAGGGAGCAGAATGGCTATTTCATCTGGCAATTTTGCCGAACTCCTCTGGCCCGGCATCAAGCAGATTTGGGGTACGTCGTACACGAAGTACGAGCCGCTGTATTCCAAAATCTTCGACACTCAGACCTCGGACAAAGCCTTCGAGAAGCATCAGGGTGTTACCGGCCTCGGCCTCCTTGGCGTAAAGAACCAGGGCGAGCCTATCGGCTATGACGACACCCTTCAGGGCTTCCAGAAGGAATATGTGAATGTGACCTACGGCCGTGGCGTGGTGGTCACGCGCGAGATGGTCGAGGATGAGCAGTACGGTTACATCAACCAGCTTCCGGCGATTCTGGCCCGTTCGGCCCGTGACACGGAAGAGACTGTCTCGTTCAACGTCCTTAACCGCGCGTTCAATGCCTCGTTCACGGGTGCCGATGGCGTGAGCCTCTGCAATGCCTCCCATCCTCTGGTGGGTGGCGGCACGTTCCGCAACCAGCTCAGCGTGGCAGCCGATCTTACCCAGACCTCGCTCGAAACCGCGATCCAGGACCTTATGGACTTCGTGGACGACCGTGGTCTGAAGATTCGGGTGTCGCCCAAGACGCTGGTGGTCCCGACTGCGATCAGCATGACGGCCATCAAGCTCCTGGAAACGGCGCAGGTGGTTGGCAACGCCGACAACGACAAGAACCCGATCCCCGGCTTCCTCTCGAACCTCGTTATCTCTCCGTATCTCACGGACACGGATGCGTGGTTCCTGATTACGGATGTGCCGAATGGCCTGGTGTTCTTCCGGCGTCGTGGTGCTGCCATCGAGCGGGACAACGAGTTCGACACCCAGAACCTCAAGTTCGCGGTGACAGAGCGTTTCTCGGTCGGACATACCGATCCGAGAGGCGTTTTTGGAACCGCAGGTGCCTGAGGTAGTCTGATACCTCCTCAAGCCCTTGTAAGGTTATCCTCGATGAGCTATATCTATGGCGAAAGCGAGGTGACCATGCCTAGACTAAGTACCAATCCGCTGTGCCAAATCTGCGGTGACCCCGTGGAGGCCAAGTCTCTGTGTAGGAAGCACTACATGAGATTCAGGCGCCACGGTCATACCGAGGTGACGAGGCCGGCGGATTGGGGCTCCCGAGAAAAGCATCCGTTATACCATTCATGGTGCTGGACCATCAGGCTTGGTGGGAGAGTCCCTGAATGGAATGACTTCTGGCGGTTTGTGGTTGAGGTGGGTGAAAGACCTACAAAGCAACATAAACTGCGCCGGCACGATCTTACCAAACCATTCGGACCTGATAACTGTTATTGGCGGGAAACAAAGCCAAATATGGAATCAGCGGCATATATGCGGCAATTCCGCATAGATAATCCGGCTAAGATGAAGGACTATCATCTTAAGAAAAGGTTTGGTATTTCTGCTCAGAAGTACGACGAAATGATGGATGCCCAAGGGGGTGTTTGCGCTATTTGCGGCAATCCCGAGATTATGATCGACAAGAGAGGAATTAAAATGTCCTTGGCGGTAGATCACTGTCACAAGACAGGTGAAATCAGAGGGTTGTTATGCAAAAACTGCAATCATGGTTTAGGTAATTTCAAAGACGACCAGGGGCTTCTCAGGAAGGCATTAGATTACCTCCGAAAGGGGAAAATCAACATATGACCACTTTCACGCATCCGCTTAAGGTTAAGGGTTTGAACCGGGATGGACTCACGACTCAGGTTGTGATCCAGCAGCAGACTACGGTTACAAACTTGACCTCTGGTGCTTCCTCGATCCGCCTTCCAGCCCGTTCTCAGATTTTCGATATGTCGCTCATCGTGAACGTATCGGGCTCTGGTAACTCTCAGGGTGTGGCGTGTCGCATCGGTACTTCCGGTGATGCTACGTTCTTCGGCCAGCTTATCGGCTCGGTGCAGAGCACGATTTATCGTGCTGGCGTGGCTCGCAACCTCGCCACTGTCTCGGCGGCTAACTGGAAGATCGGGGCGAACGACGTTCAGCTCCATCTGGACGTTTCTGGTGTGGCCACGGCTGCGGGTGCTGTCGATAACTTCGAGGGCATCTTCACCGTGTATTACATCGTGAACGAGAACAACCCGTAAGGAGATAGGGCCATGGCGTTCTTCAAGGACTTCATGGCCCGATTCTCTGACTGGCATAAGGCGAACAAGAGAGGCCAGCGGAGACGGGCTGAGTGGGGGATTACCAGGGGGAGGGTCTATGAGAAGCGACCTGAGCCTGAGAAACCCCAGCGTGGCGCAACAGCGGCCGTGGAGGCCAAGGTACAACTGATGGTCACCAAGAAGAATGGGGACCGAATCTACCTGAGTCGTGCTATAACTGGCTAATGACAGACCAGACGGCATACAAGGCAGAGTGGCATCGTAGGAGGATGGATCGGATCAAGTCTGATCCAGAGGCTTATGAAGCCTATCTAGTCAAGAGCAGAGAATCTACGAACAGACACCGCGCCAAGATTGGCAAGGATGGCGTGAAGCAGGAGAATGACGCCCGCCGCGAGTATAAGAATTTGTGGGCTAAGAACAACCGAGCCAAGCTTAAGTCTACCGATCCTGATGGCTATCAGAGACTACTGGATAAAGATAACGCGGTAGCTAAGAAATGCAGGAATAGGCGTGGCCCGGAAGCTAGGCTGAAGGCGAAAGAGGCAACCCAAAAATGGGCGGCGGAAAACCCAGAGCGATATAAAGAAACAAAGAAACTAGAATCTCAGCGGGTTAGAGCCGCTGTGTTCACCGCATATGGGAATAAATGTGCGTGCTGCGGAGAATCTAGGTGGCAGTTTCTGGCTGTTGACCATATCAACGGGGGCGGCAGAAAGCATATCCAAGAGAATGGGCTATCATATGGTTCTAAGTTCTATAGATGGCTCATTAGAAACGAGTTTCCTGAAGGGTACAGGCTTTTATGCCACAACTGCAACACAGCGCGGGGACACTGGGGATTTTGCCCCCACGAAGACCCAAATAGAGACAAAGAACTACCAAATCCACCAAGAGTAAGACGGAAGAGAAACGTCAATTCGTCTAAGGAGTATACTTAATGACGGTCGTGTATACAAGTGCCGGGGCTTCACACGAATGTGATGTAATCGACAAGTCCGTCTCCAGCCCGACAACCTATTTCATCGGGTGGGGTACTGGGGCAGGTTCCTTTACCCGTGCTTCTACCCAGTTGGTCACTGAGACGCAGGCCCGTGTGGCGGCCTCTGCCAACCAACCTACGGACAACACCAATCGGTGGTCTGGGGTGATCACGGCCAACGCGGATAAGACCATCACGGAAGTAGGTCTATTCATCGTGGACGGCACGGCTTCCGGCACGGCAAAGATTCTGGCTGATTTTTCCGCCATCGCCCTACTTTCTGGCGACTCGATAGACTTCAAGATCGACCTCCGTAGGACGTAGTGCCTAACGGCCGTACTGTATTCTTCGCAAAGTCCTCCGCGACTGCTACGAGGGCAACCGCTGTCTTCACGACGGCGGTAGACTTTGCCAACACCCCTCCAGATAACTCATCTATCCTCTATATCGCGGCCACGGAACTATTGGCATCTGCGGCCGGCTTTTACGAAGTAAGGCTTCGAGACAACACAAACGCTAGTTCATACGCCGTAAACACTTATAGGTTGATCCAATTAACCTCGGCAGAATGTCAGATAGCTGGTGCATGGGGTATCATCACATATGGGGCGTCCCCCCCCTCTCAGTCTATATCGCTCGATGTCAGGTCGTCTGTCGCCACCAATAATTTACAGTGGTCCAACTCATATATCGCTGGTCTGGTTCTAGGGGATAACGACCAATTTGTTATAGGGTCCGATACTCTTGTTTCCGGCATCTCTGGGAGTGCTTTTACCACCGTTGGCTCCCAACTGGATGTCTCTGTCGCTACAAGCGGCACCTGGTTGGTTCTTACATATGCGGAGGTGAGTGCCCCCCTGCAAGGGGATGCCAACACCGCTCCCTCTGCATCCTTCAGGACCATTGTAGATGGGTCTAATAGGCGGACTAAACATCGGGATAGAGTGGGTGCGGGCACATTTAACATTATCGATATGTGGCGAGAATCATGGACGGCGGGGGCTCATAGGGTAAACCTCGCCGTCACCCATGCGGGGGCTTCTGGGCGGGGGTGGTCCAGGCGTGTCCGCCACTTAGCTCTTGAACTCTCTGCCTTCCCGTTTTCTTATATAGATCAAACCGTTGTAGGGTCATCCGCCAGGTCTACCACATTCACTACCGTTGCTTCCTTCACACCAGATATAGCTGAAACCAAGCAACATCTTATTCTGGCATATGTTAATGCCGGGGTCGAGGCGACGGGTGCGGACGCCCAGACGCGGTACACCAAACTTTTGGTCAATACCGAGAATGTTGGCGAGATAAATGTTGGGTCTAGTACCAATGCTAGTGTGGCTGGCGGGTTCGACTTCCCCTTTATTATCCCCATTGTCCAGACGCTGACGGCTGGCACTCTAAACAATTTCTCGATTCAGCAGAAGGTAGAAACGGCGTCCGCTGCTACTACCGCCAACGCTAGGGGCTATCAGCTTAACGGCTATACGTTTGCGGTCCTGCAAACGGCTAGTGCCTCTGTGGCTGGTGGACCTGTCATAAACAACAAGACGGTAGAGGGTGTTGGCAGGGGTGTAGCGTCCGTCATCAAGACCGTTGGGGCCAACCGGGTTGCCATTGGGCGGGCGGTAGCGAATAGCCAGAAGACGGTACTACTCACAAAAGAGGCGGTCGCACGGGCCATCGCCACCGCTAGTACCGTAATTGTATCGGCTCCTACAAACCAGGTCACAGCCAAGACTGTTGAGGCGCTTGGTGTTGGGTTCGCCTCGGTCATCAAGATCATTGGCATCAACCGGGAGGCTGTAACCCGGAGCGTGGCGAGTGTTGAGGAAAACGAGATACTGAATCAGTTGTTGAGCGCGGTGTCCATCAACATCGCCTCCATGGCTACATCCTCACAGTTTCGCCTCACTCTGGAGTCTTTAGCCACTGCCATTGCTTCGATCTCCAGCAGGACAACCCGCAATCAGGTCTTGGAGGCTGTTGCCCGAGCTATTGCGGAAATCAGTAGCCGCACCACACGGCTAGGCAACTTTGTCGCCTTTGCCCGCAATGTTGCCGAGACTATCAAGAGGGTCAACAAGACCCTTGAGGCTCAAGGACAGGCTATAGCGGCGGACCAGGTTGGCTACTTCGAGACTCAGGAATCTGTAGGGCGCGGAATAGCCATTCTAGCGGACGCTACGAGGGTGACGGCATCCACAGGGACAGCCGCCGTCGTTACTGCCAACCCGTATGTTCTCTCTCTAGGCGACTCGGTTAAACGCTTCAAGTCGATAATCCAGCACGGTGCCGGCCTTGGGCGCGGCACGACCTCAGACCGCGACCCAGACAGTTAAGGAACCAAGATGTCTACTTTCGCCACCCGTCAACTTACGAACGATAGCACCACGGCCTCCACCGTGACGCCGTGGATCCCGCTGGACCCTAATATCCATCCCTTCGCGGTATCCTTCGCGGTGATTCTCCCCTCAGCGGTGGACACCTTCGCGTTCTCCGTCCAACACACCCTCCACGGCATCCTCACCTCGGCCAACTTTACAGCGGACGCGGTGGCCTTCGACCATAGCACCGTCTCCGGCAAATCGGCCAACATTGACGGTAACTATGCCTTCCCGATTGCTGGTATCCGTTTGATTAGCCTGTCAGCCTCGGGGACTACCCCTAAGGCAAACTTCCTCGTCCGTCAGGCCGGCATCGTCTAATGCCCATCCGCAACCGTCACAAGGTAGGAGACTGGCTGGTGGCGGATGACGAGAGCGGGTTCGTGCATTATGCCTCGGAAACCGTCCAACTCTGGGATGGCAGCCGGGTCCATAAGGACAATTACGAAACCAGAAACCCTCAAGAGTTCGTGCGCCCTAACTACAAGAACGAGGCGGCGCCATTCGTGAGGGAACCGGGGACGGATACCATCACGTCCGCCTTCTCCACCTTCGTCGGTGAAACATCCGTCCGGTCCCCCACCAACTTCAGGCACATTTTTGAACCATGATATACTGTGACCTCGTGGGTGTTCTCATCCAGCAGACTGGCCGACACGGTTTCGCTCGTATGCCGTGGACCCCAACGGGGAGGCGTCTGTGGGACTACATCCGGCATGATAAGCCTGTTCTGGTGTCTGAGTGCCGGCTGGAGGGCCATGAGGAAATCTACTCCCAACTGAGGGAGTGGGTGGACATCAACCTCAACAAGGATGTTCGACTCTACTGTATGCAGGATGGTGTGGCCAAGGCGGTTGCCTGTAACGGGGGGGATATCCTGATCGACGATAACCATAAGTGCCGGGAGCCGTGGCAGAAGGCTGGGGGCATCTTTATCCACTTCACCAGCGCCGATCAGACCATCCAAACCCTAATCGAGATGCGTAAGTGACGACGGCAAACACCTACCAGTCCGCCCTCCAGATCGTCAATGAGGTCCAGCGTCGTCTCGGCCTGAGCCCGACAACCAATTTCGAGATTAACAAATACTCCCGCGCCCTTCTCGATCTATTGAATGACGTAATGTCCGAGGTGTCTGATTTCGGCGATTGGCCGCAGATGCTCAAGACCATCGAGGTTACAGCGCAGTCCTCGGTCTATGCCTACCAGATTGCCCCAGTTTCGGGGAACGTCAAGAACGTCTATGAGATTGCCTGGGGGGACCAATCCTCCCCCATGTTCCCTATCAACATCGAGGAAATCAGACAGAGGAACCGGCGTATCTCATGGGGTGGTACTCCCCGAGAATACGCCATGGTGGGGGTGAGCGGGGCTAACCCGATCTTCCACGTCCACCCCATCCCCGTTACCGCCGATATCAGCGCGCAGACCTCCGCAGGCGGCTTCTTCGATATCCTCTACTACGAGACGCCGAGCATCCTGACCACGGCCGATTCAACCGCCACCTCAATCATCCTGTTCCCTGCACGGATGATGGTGCAGGGGTTGTACGCCAAGGCCCTCCTGAGGGACAACGGTGGCATCCCCACCCCCAACTATCAGGCGGCCTTTGCCGAGTACCAGAGGATGCGGTCAGAGGCTCTGAATAGACTGACTGCGGATACGGGGTCTTCCATCTCCATCTCTCCGACTGGGACTCGGTGGGGCTAATCCCATGCCGATGAAAAGTCGGGTTATCTACATGCCCCCTAGAGGGGATGGGTCCGGCTTCAACGAGATGGACCTGACCCCGGAGTATGCTACCGAGTTCGTCAACTTCAACATGAACTCGACGGGTGGCATCACCACCATTGACGCCTTTGGGACATCTCAATCATTCCCTATCGAGACGAGTGCCAACACCACGCTCGGCAAGTTCCATGAGCTTGTGAAGAAGGATGGCACCTCGATTATCTTCTCCCAGATAGACAAGCACCTTGTAGCCATCACGTCGTCCATGACGAATGTGGCGGTGACGGCTACCACCTTTACCAACCTGACCAACCTCAGGTCCGTGCAGATGGGCGAACGGCTCATCTTCATGGATGGCACCTCGCGGAATTTCTTCACCACGGATGGGTCTACGTTCTCCCCCCTTCTTGCCCTGATTGAGCAAGGGCAGGCTAACTCTACACCTACATCTGCTACCGTTCTTGTTGACACGGACATTACCAACTGGTTCTCACAGTCCAAGGTAGTGACGAATGATCTAGTCCATAACGTCACCAAGGGCGGCTTTGGCATCGTCACGGGCATCTTCTCCGCCGCCATCACCCATACCAGGATTGATGCTAGTGCCCTGGGGATTGGGGCGCTCAGCGCGGCTGCTACGGCTCAAGAGGTTGGAGACTTCTACAACATTCAGGACCTCACGGAACTGAATATCATCCCTACTCCGATTGGGAACGATAACGTAGCGGTTGCCGGTACGAACACGTCCGCTACGGGTATCTACTTCACGGCTGCCGGGACCAAACTCAACTGGGCAAACACGGAGATTCGCAAGGGGGATTACATCCTCAACACCACCCGTAACGCGGTTACGGAGGTGACGGCCATTACCACGTCCGTCTTGAGGACGGCGGGTCTTTCGACCATGGTTGCTGGCGACTCCCTGGTGTTCCTCAAGAGCGCCATGCCTATTTCCGATGCCGGCCACATTCATTTTGGCCGGCTCTATATGATTGATTCCCGCGACAAGACCAAGATACGGATTACGGGGGCTAATGATCCGCAGGACATGACTGTGGATGCGGGAACCCTGGACGCCGCGACCTTCCAATTCGGCACCCTACAGCCTGAGGCTGACTTTGCCGTAGGTATGGGTTCGTTCCAACGCTTCTTCGTCCTCGGCGGGTCCAAGAACGTCTATCTGTTCGAGGGTGATTCACCGATCATTGATGTGTCGTCCAACTCCGAGGTGATCGGGCAGTCCCGCACGCAGGACTTCAACATCGTAGGCATCTTCCCTCAGGGTATTGTAGGCCCTGACTCCATGATCTCGATTGGTAACGACCTTCTCTTTGTCACCCGTGATGGCGTGCAGTCCATCAGTCTAGGATCAGACTCGTCTACTCTTAATCGGGCGGACATCTCCGAGCAGGTCAAGACCAGCTTCGTCAATGGCTCTGTCCGATCCATCGTCCATTTCCCAGAGAACTCTTGGATTCTGTTCAACATCGTTGATGCAACGTCCAGGTTCACCTACTGCTATAACTACCACCCGTATCTAGGGAGGAATCAACTAGCCCAGACACAGAGGGGCCAGACTGTTACTCCTACTGGTGGGACGTGGCAGAAGTTCACAACATCTGCGTTCTCCCCCCTGAACTACTTCGTGAATACCTCAGGCCGATTCATCGGCATCCAGAACGTATCCGCTCCTACGGGCGCCAAGCTCATGGAGTATGCGTTGAATGGGCCTATAGCCAATTTCACGGCCGTTATGAGGACGGCTTGGCTGACACTGGACGAGCCCAAGGAGACGAACTCCCTGAAGGAAGGGGTGTACCTGACCACGACGCAAAGGCTCGAAGATACGAATGAGCCGTTTACAACCAACATCACATGGTCCGTCACCGCCTTCAGTAGCGAGATTTTCGACGGGTTCGACTTGGATGCTGTTGATTTCGGCGGTGGCAAGTCAACAGACCGTGCCGTCACCACACTTAGCAGCTCTATGGGCGAACTGAACCATTCCAACACGGACTACAACATCTTCAAGGAACCGCTCATGTGGCGTGGTAGTAGGGTTCGCTTCACGGTTAGCGCCAGGGTAAGCAACTCCATCGTGACGCTCTCAAGGATGCAGGTTCAATTCAACGAATACGGGAACTCCTAAGATGGTTGACTTTGGCGGCATAGCCGACCTCGTAACGGCCGGCGGTACGCTTCTGAACCTCTTTACGAAGAGGAAGCAGTCCAAGGAGGTCCCGGCCGTCAATGAGATGCTGGGGGCTGTAAGAGGGGGGCAGGAATACGCCCAAGCCGCGAGCAACCCGAACCACCCCTACTTCAAGAACCTCGTGGCTCTTAATGCGGAACACAACCTGACCAATCTGTCCGAGGGTCTTAGGGAGTTGATGGTCCAGCATCGCAGGAGCGTGGCACGGGGGAACCCCGGCGTCCTGATCAACCCAGAACGACGGGACGAGGCTGTAGCCTCTGCGTTTATGAGGGGCCTGTATAACCAGAACGAGGATGCGAAGCAGAAGGCTAGGGACTATCTACTCGCGACCTCCCAGGGGCTCCTGAACTCGGCGCAAGGGTACGCACAGCCGGCACAGTACCAGAAGGCTTACGCCGACCTCGACGCCAACCGTCAGGCTGCTATGGGTGGTTCTCTGGCGGACCTGATCCGCTTCGGTGGCGGCCTCTACAACAAGTGGAACATGCCTGAGACGATGCAGGGTCCCGCCTCATTTGGTGGTGTCCCCGTCCAGTCCTCGCGGATGGCGATAAACGCCCCGAGCTACAGAAGGTATGGTTGATGGACTTCAAGAACCCCAACCCATATGCTACTGGCGAGTTTGCACAGGCGAACCCTCTTAGGAGGTGGCTGTCTCCTGATTCGTATATGAGGGCGGAACTTCTACCCCCTCCAGGCGTTAGCCTGGACAACCCCCCAGACCCCACTGGGGAAGAAATCCAGAGCATGAATATTCTCATGCCGCAGGGCGGCCCCTCGTGGATGGGAGAAAGTCAATCATTCGAGGGCTACCCTCAAGATGCAGGCGGATACCAAGATACTGCAAATATGCAGATTCCCTCCGCCATGGATGCCCGAGCCGGGGAGATGTACGCCTCCGTCCAGGAGAACCCTGTAGACCAGTATATGACCATGGGCCGGCAGATGGCTCAGGAAATGGCTAATGACACAGGGGCTCTGGACCAGGCTTACGAGCTATCCGTGGCCGCCCGGACAGGTCGCAATGTTGGGGAGGTTCTGAACGAGCAGAAGGCCCGCCGCATCAACGCCATGAATGCCCTGACGGCGCAGGTCAATTCCGAGATTGCGTATATGAATGCGATGAAGGAGAAGCAGGGCGCTATCCCCTCGTCCATTCAGGAAGCTCTGTTCGCGGCTGGGGGTGACTCAGAGGCCGCTCAGGAATTGATGCGCGGGACGTTCAAGGAGCGCGGTCAAAAAACCGGGACCCAGCTTATGCAGGAGGCTGGTTATCTATTCCCAGGGGACGAAAATGCCCAGAGGGAATGGATTATGGCACAGCGAGCTAAAAAAGGCGGTGGCATCGACATTCGAGTCGGCGGTGACAGCGGCGACTTCGAGATGATCGAACTGGATAAGACCAAGGGTATCGGGTATTTCTACAACAGAGAGACAGGAGAGATTACTGCCCAGAAACTAGAGGGCGGGCCAGCGGCAGAAGCTGATATTAATAGGACTGGGACTAAGCAAAAGTATGCCGATGTAGTCTCGTCCAGTGTTCAAAAGCTACTGGAAATGAACAAGGATGGGAAGATTTCTGGGTGGGGTTCCATATTTAAGGATATCCCTGAATCAGCCGCCAAGGATGCTTCTGGTATAATTAGCGCCCTGAAATCAGCCATTTCCTTCGAGCGTCTACAGGAGATGCGTGAAGCCTCACCGACTGGTGGTGCTCTAGGCCAAGTTAGCAATTTTGAAAACGAGCGCCTGGAATCCGCACTAGGCAGTCTGGAGCAATCACAATCAGCCAAAGCTCTGAACGACAATCTTCGTTATGTCAGGAAGGTCTACCTGGACATCATCCACGGCGAGGGGAACTGGAAGATTAACAGCGATGGGTCCCTCTCCTTGAAGGGGGTTGATAATGGCTCGTCCACCAGAGACTTCAGCGTAATGACCAACGAGCAACTGCAATCCCTAAACAGCGAACTCGACAATATGGATGACGCTGACGTTGAGGCCCTGGACGCAGAGATTCAGAACCGTGTCGATCAAGGGATGTGGGCTGAGGGCGAATAATAATGGAAGACATCAGAACCAGAGTCCGTAAGCGTCTGGAAAAATCCCTAACCGCTCAAGCCGGCCCACGGGCTGGGGGCAGGGTCCCCAACAAGACTTTAGACCAGACTGTGGAATCCACTCTGGGGCTGGAGGATTACCCAGAGCGTGGCCAAATTCTTCCTTTGGCTAAGACCAAGGAGGGGAAGACCGTGTTCGCGTGGCCTCAATTTGGTATCGACATGGCTAAATCAGCCATGACTCCCGGATATGTGGCGCAAGGTGGTTCGGTTACACCCGAAGACGTGGTTGATTTCACCCTGAATTATGGTGTCTCCCCGACAATGAGGGCGAAGCCTGGGCACAAATCCACCACCACAAGAGATTTGGTCGAAAACGCTCCCAGCACACAAGCCCTGAAGGCCAAAGGCAGCGCGCAATTCAAGGCGGCAGAGAACACAGGCGTCAGGCTCAAGGCCGAAAAGTATATGGATTTCGTCCTTGACGTTAATGATATCGCTACGAAAAACAAGACAAACCCGGTTCTCCACAAATACCTTACTGGGGTTGTAAAGGAACTTGAAACAAAAGTCGGGGCTGAACCAGATGTAGGTGATCTAATCATCACCCGTCGTCAACTTGCCTCCGTCGCTCGAACCACGGCCCCTGAATTGGAAGACGAGCGGCGTATCGCTATGGATATGATTGATAGATTAGATGACACCGTAAACACGCTCAGCAACTCTGATGTGGTATCGGGCGATGCCACAAGCGTAGGCTCTAAACTAGCCAAGGCTAGGAAAACATGGTCACAGGGAGCCAAGTCTCAAATCATTGACGATATCATGGAGCGCGCCGAGACTCAGGCGAGTGGGAAAGAAAACGGCATCCGCATTGGTTTTAGGCAACTTCTGAGAGACAAGAAGCGTATCCGTGGCTTCTCTCAGGAAGAGCAGAACTTTATGAAGACTATTGTAAACGGGACATTCTTTACCCGAGCCAAGCGGTTTGCGGGCACCATGTCTCCGTTCCGTGGAGGGCAACAGAGTTTTCTTGGGGCGTCTATAGGAGCTGGGGCTGGGGCTACCATCGGCAACGCTATAGCTGGCACCCCAGGGGCTATTGTCGGTAGTATGGCGGTCCCGGCTATTGGTGCTATAGCCAAGGGGGCGGCCGAGAGAGCTACCACCCGAAGGGCTGAATTAGCCAGGGCTATGGCTACCGGGGCTTTAGACACCCCGGTTAATGATATGCCCGCCGCCCTTGGCGGGGCTGCTATGAGGGCAGCTCCTAGAATAGCCCCAACTGCTATGCCTGAGGACTCTGCTGGAGGCCCCGGATCAGCCTCTGGTTTGGTTGAGAAGATGATCCGTGACTGGTTCACATATTACAGTGGTGAAATGGCATGAAGAAGAAGGGCAGTAAGAAAAAGGGCTGTTGAGTTACATAACCATAAGATATGCTGGTCGTGAGGATCGATGACTGAGGATGTTTCACATGCCGATTTGGTCGGGATCAAAGAAGATATCGCGGTGTTAAAGGAACAGGTCAAGGAGTTGAAGGTGGACGCGGCGGAACGTAAGCTCGATTTCAAGGCGGACATGGCCGACGTTAAATTAGCCCTTGCCAACCTACAACGATCAGCCGATATTCAGAGTGGCAAGTCCATTGCCGTCAAGACCCTGTTAGGCACGGGCCTAGCCGGTCTAGGCGCGGGGGCGGTCAAGATCATCGAGTTCTTCACCACGCATCCCACACCGCAATAGAGGGTAATATGCTGAAAACCCGCCTCCTGGTTGTAAATCTCACGGGGTTAGGGTTAGTGGGAGGGGCAGCCTCCCAAGGTTGGGTTACAGAGATATACAACGGGGATTCCTCAAGGCTCTCCATCCTCATTGCCGCCCTGTTCGTATACGGGATGGCTATGTGCTTCATCCCCGGTCCTAAGCATACCGTCAAGTGGGTGGCTTCCGCCCTGGTCAAGCTAGGGCTCATCGGAACCGTGCTAGGCTTCATCCAAGCCCTCTCAGGCATTAGACTGGACGCCGTGGGGGATGCTTCCACCATCGGCCCCATGGTTGCAGCTCTCATCTCTGGAATGGGGGTGAGCCTCTTCACGACGCTCGTAGGGGCTGCCTTGAATCTGTGGTTGTCCCTCAACCTAAGGATCATCGAGGCGCACGATGGGCAAAGATGATTCAGGAACGATCTTCCTAGATGTCATCCTCCTTGCCCTTACTGGCTTCGTCTGCATCGCCATCCTCCTGCTCCCCCACATCAATCCCAAGGTTGTACGGGAAGGGGATGGGGGCACGACTCAGGAGGGGGTAACGGTTGAGATTACCTGGGACGAGGAATTGGACGTGGATGTGGACCTCTGGGTCCAGGCTCCTGGGGACCGCCCTATTGGATATTCTAACAAGGGTGGCTTGGTGTGCAATCTCATTCGCGACGATCTTGGTCATCTTGCTGACCCGCTTAAGATCAATCACGAGGAAACGGTCTGCCGGGGCATCGTCCCAGACCAGCTATATGTAGTCAATGCCCATGCTTTCCGTGGGGCTAATGTCTGGCCTGTAGAGGTCAGGATGCAAGCTACCACCAAGACGGCTAAGGGGTATTCCGTCCAAGCCTTTACAACGGTTGGCAGACTTGATAGAGTAGGGGAAGAAATCACCATGATCGCCTTCAAGCTCTCAGAACAGGGTATCTTGGACGCGGACAGCGTGAACACGATCTACCGGCCATTGAGGGAGTTCAAGGGGAAATGATAGAGCACGTCGCCCTTTTTGCCGGCTCCTCCTGCTTCATGGCCCTCCTTGTATGGCTCCTTATCCGTCAGGTCCGTACAAGGGCCTACTGGATCGGTGTCACCTTCTGCTTCTTCCTTGCCATGACCTTCGGGCAGTATTTCACCCTACTGTCCCACCCCGCCCCTCTCTCCTGGCCCTCCTTCCATAGGATGGACAAGTACGAGGTTCTGGGGCGCTATGTCCGTGAGAATGAGGGCATCTTCCTTCTCCTGATGCGCCCTACGGACTATGAACCCCTCTACTTCAAACTCCCTTACAACCAGAAGACTGCCGAGGAACTCCAGAAAGCCATGAAGGACGCCCAAGTCAATGGTAATGGCGTCGAGCTATTATGGCCCGAGGAAGAGAGCCTTGAGCGGAGAGGCCCGCAGTTCCACGCTCGTCCTCAACCAGCCATGCCTCCTAAGGAAGAACAACCCGTACCTGATGTGGCTATATGACGAAGCCTCTTTTAATCGTTGAGTGGCTCGATGCCGGCATAGCGCCGGGATGGGTCGGGAAGCGTAAACGCCCGACATACACAATGCAGACCGTAGGATGGGAGGTAGACCGTAACAAGGACTACCTTTTTTTAGCAGGTTCCGTGGAACAGAAGGGCAACGGTCACGGGGACCTAAGCTCCATTCCTATCGGCTGCATTACCAAGGAGACCGTGATTGGCCAAAGCGAAGATCAGCGAGGACGAGTTCATAAGGCTGTTCCCGCTTCTGGGGGCGGCAGAGTTAGCCCGGAGGATCGGTACAGATCAGCGGAAGGTTCTGGAACGCCGGAGAGCGATTGAGAAACGGAATGGCATTGTCCTAGACTCACCTGGTAAAGCATCCGTTCATCATCCTGCGGTTCAGACAATTGATATCCCGGATGGCCGGGTAATTATATTTTCTGACGCACATTTTTGGCCCGGCGAACCCAGCACCGCCCATAAAGCCCTCCTTGAAATCATCAAGGAGTTCACACCCAAACTTGTCGTTGCCAACGGCGACATGTTTGATGGGGCAACCGTTTCAAGACACACACCTATAAATTTTGAGCAGCGCCCCAAGGTGTGGGAGGAATTGGACGCTGTCCGAGAGCGTCTAGGTGAAATAGAAAAGACAAGCAAGAAAGCAGAAAAAATATGGACATTGGGCAACCATGATTGTCTAAGCCCTGATACTCAATGTCTTACCAAGAAAGGATGGAAGAGCAAATCCGATCTTAGTCTTGATGATTTCATCCTTTCTATGGACGGAGATAAGGCGGTATGGTCTAAAATTAACGAGATAGTCGAGTTTGACTATGACGGTAATTTGTTATTCCATGATGACTTACGCTTTAAGTGCGCCGTTACCCCCAACCACCGAATCCTGCTTTGGCGTCGTAATTGGCGAACGGCTAAGGATGATATTCAGGAATACATTACGGCTGATAGTTTGCCGTCACGTTTCTCGGTCCCTTCTTCTGGGGCTCTGGGGCTGCCAGATTATGACATTAGCGACAACTGGTTGGGTCTGATTGGGTGGCTCGTAACTGATGGGTGCTTTTCTGGGAAGAATGTGACTCTCCATCAAAGCAAGGCAGAAGGGATTCGTGAAATCCGGCGTCTTCTAGACGCTCTCGGGCTAAGCTATAACGTGTCTGTAAGGCGGCGCGATATTACGCATATCTGCGGCCGAAAACTCCTTAAGCCGCCGCTTGACGAGCATCATTTTTATCTCACAAGAGACTCGTCTAGAGCCATCCGTGAGTATCTAACCACTAAGGCTGCGCTCCCGTACTGGGTGTACGATATCTCGACCCGCCAATTTAATATCCTACTCGACGCAATCGTGTCTGGTAATGGCCACTGGAACACGGCCGACAATTGCACCGTGTATGGTTTAGAGCCGATTCTATCTAGCATTCAGTCCCTCGCGGTATGCCATGGGTGGCGGGCACTCCTAACGCAAGACAATAGGGGGCACTACCGTCTATCTCTTACTAAATCCAGCCGCCTCATGGTCTTAAAGAAGGGATTTCGGCATGGCTCCTATAAAGGGAAGGTATGGTGTTTGAGGGTGCCGCATGGGAATTTCATGGTGCGCCACCATGGGACTTGTTATTTCACTGGTAATTCGCGCTTTGAGACATTCTTAGCGACTAATGCTCCCCAATACGAGAAGGTAGAAGGCACCAGCTTAAAAGATCATTTCGGAGCGTGGACAAACGCTTGGGCGGTTCACATCAATAACAATACGGTGGTGAAACATAGATTTAAGGGCGGGCAACATGCCCCCTACACAAATGTTATCAAAGCCGGGTGGAATATTATAACCGGGCATCTACACTCTCAAAAAGTGTACCCTATAACCAATTACACTGGGACTCTATTTGGGTGTGATTCTGGTTGTCTTGCGGCGGTCAAGGGGCCTCAGTTTGAGAATTACACGGAAGCATCCATAACGGATTGGCGGTCTGGGTTCGCCATTGCCCATTTCCATAAATCAACCCTGGTTGACATAGAGCTAGTCCGTGTGTTAGATGAGGAGCGGGGTTTGGTCGTCTTCAGAGGGAAGGTGATTGAGGTATGAGCCATTGGAACTACCGTATCGTCAAGCGCCTACAGGGGTATTACGGCCTCCATGAGGTTTTCTACGATGACGATGGCCTCCCTTGGGCCATGACGATGGACCCTGTTGATTTCATCGTTGACAAGGATGAAACACCGGCAGACCTGATCCGGTGCATGGAAATGGCTCTACATGACGCCAAGACTCATGAGGTACTTGAAGAACCCGAGAAGTGGCCTGGTAAGGACCCAGGATGAGCCGGCCCTACTACGACAAAGGGGGTATCTCCACCTACGACTTCATCAAGGCCAAGAACATGAACTTTGCCGAGGGGTGTGTTGTTAAGTACGTCACCCGCTGGCGGTTCAAGGACGGGGTGGCGGACCTGCACAAGGCCAAGTGGTATCTTGAGGCTCTGATCGAGGAAGCAGAACATGACACCAGGCGACCTGGACATTTTGGCGCGGACGATCTACGGGGAAGCGCGGAACCAACCCTACCAGGGGCAGAAGGCCGTAGCCCATGTGATCATCAATCGGCTCAGGAAGTATCCGAGAGACAATACCATTGGTAAGGCATGTCTCCGACACGCCCAGTTTTCAACATGGAACTACGATGATCCCAATTTAGGACTAATCGAGTCAGCCCATCTAACCCTTCATCCCTATAGGCAATGCGTCCGGGCGGCTCTGGAAGCCTACGACGAATCAGACTTTACGAAGGGCGCCACACACTACCATACCAAGAGCGTATCCCCTGCATGGTCCAAGGGGAAGACGCCGTGCCTTGTGATCCAGGACCATCTCTTTTTCAACAACATAGACTAGGTGTGAAATGAATCGCGAACAGGCTCTTGGTGCTATCCGGCACGTCCTGACTGGACTCGGTGGCGCCTTTCTCTCTCTCGGCATCGTCGGCACGGAAGATCAGTGGTCCACCATCGTTGGTGGCGTCATCACCGTTGCTGGTATCATCTGGTCGTGGATTGCCCCAGAGAAGCGGAGCGCATGATGAAGTGGATTCCAGCCGCACTAGCTCTCACTCTCCTTGCCACTCCGGTCTTGGCGGATGAGCCGTGGGTAGCCTACGGGCAGACTCTAGTCCCCTACAATACTGCCGTGGACAACCCGCCTGCTAATGCGGCTGGAGCCATTGGGGAGGTTTCTCTTCCCTACACGGTCCCGGAAGGGTTCTACCTCGAAATCACCAGCTTCGGCGTGGAGGCGTACAATACGGCCGGGCTGGTGGGTATCTTCCCCTGGATCGGCCCCAAGCCAGCCACGAACGCCAAGGCACTGCATACGGTCATGGCGAACGACCATTATGAGGAATCGACCGGCCTGCGTTATCGGTTCCCCCCTGGTGCCATCATCAACATCAGGATCATGTGTACGGAGAACCCTGCCCAAGTCGTGGGGTGGCAGGTCACAGGCCGGCTAATCGCCATCGGGGCTCTTACAGAGTGATGCCGTAAGCCTCGTCAAAGGCGGCGCGGGCATAGTTCTCCGTCACATAGACGTGCCCGCCATCACCCCAGTATTTCCCCCATGAGTTGCGGACGATGAACGAGCCATCAAGCCGGTAGCCAACGAGGCAGACCGCGTGACCCTTTCCTGAGCCTGGGACAAAGTTGTCCAGCGTGACAACCTGACTTGTCCCAACCCGCTCGAACTGCCTGTCCATGTCAAATCTGACAACAACAGGCCCATTATTCGCGAGCCAGTCCTTCCACCCCGATGGGTTAGCACCTCCTAGGTTCCAATAGGCGGCAATCTTCATGTTCGAGGCGTTCGCGTAGAAGGTGTTGTAGCTGCCCGTATAGGTCTTGGCAGAAGAACCACCCCACTGGCTCATGTTCACCGCACCGTACTTCCGGCAGAAGTCCAGGGCGTCCTTGACGTAGGTTCCCCATGAATCAATGAAGGACGAGGGCCGCCACAGGACATCATCCTCCTTGGAGCCCATCCAGATAGGGCGCCACGCGACACGGACACCCTGCGCCAGCTTCCCGGCGATTGTTGCGTGGTATCTGACTAACCCCTCACCTACAGCGAACCCCACACAGGCCCCTGTAGACCCCTGAGACTCGGCCGGCCACCAGGTAGCCCGAAGGTCTACCATGGAAGGAAGCCCCGGTGGTGCCCCATCGGGCGCCTTGATAGGGCGCCAGTCCTTATCCTGGTCCCTAGACGGCAGGACGTTGTAGATACGCTTAATCTTCATTCACCTTCTCCTTCTGTTTAACCCACCCTCTCTCGACCAGCGCGACGATTGACGGGTGCGGGAAGCCGCAATCGCACCTTGAGACAGGCATGCCGGGCATGTTATGCACCACGCAATCAGATTTGTGGCCAATCATGACCATCTCTCCACGAATGACATAATCTTGCCCACAACAAATAAAAGCAACGAGAGGCCGGCTATGGTGGCAGGAATAACCCACCCGTCCTCAATGGCCGCGAACACTAATCCGCACTAGCCGAGCAGAATAAGAACAAACCCGATGACGATGGATCGTGCGATTATTTTCTTGACGCGAGAGTGATCAATCATGGCTCGCCTGCGCCGCTTTTTTTATCGCCAGCCGCCACATTCTGCAAATGTTACGGTAGGTATTGTTGTCGTTGATAGTCGGCATATACTCATTATAACTGGCCGACCTTAGCCTTAGGCTCACCGCCGCATGGACCAAATAATCGCGCGCTGCCCAGTACACATCGAGCATCTCGCCGTTTTTCAAGCGCGCCGCC